GATTCTATAGAAATATATTGCTCGCGGAGTTCCACGCACGAGCCAGAGAGGCTGCAGACAAAGATGAGGGCATAGAATTCTATCATTTCCTCAGGCGTTTTAGCTCAATATAGTCCAAGATGTTCATGATGATAAGCACAAAATTCGTGATGGAAAGGATTACAACAAGGTCTAGCATTGTCCGTATCTCCCGCAGCGATATGCACGATCTTCCTTTTGACGCTGGATTTCTTCGTTTCGCTTGGCTGAACCACGTTCACAAGCTGATCTTTCGCCCTCAGAACCCAGATTAGAGCAGGGTCCACTACCATTCTGATAGATGATCGTCCTCGGCTGATCCATGTTACGACCAACAGAGGAGCCAGCGATGACGCCGATAAGTGCACCTGCGCCTGTTGCAATGGCTTTTCCACTACCCTTACCGATTGTGTTACCTAGCAGACCACCTGCAACACCACCCAGTACAGCACCATTCTGTTCATTTGTAGTCTGGCAAGCTGAAAGTGTAAGTGCAGCTGCAAATACAAGAGCAATCTTATGCATTAGTTTCTCCTATCTATGAAGGGATTATCGAACCTTATTGAACCATGTATCGCAATTCTACTATGTGGCTCGACTGTGTTACCACGACCGTGAAACCCAAATACATTGGCAATGACCAGTGTATTAGCTGGAACAGACACCTCCAGTATGGTTTCGTACAGACTCAACGCTTCTTGCTCGCTAATACGCAGAGATCCTTCTCTACTGTATTCATTTAGTTCTTCACCGCTATAGTATTTTCTGTATTGCTCGAGCATCCAATCCTTTTTCTTATCATTCAGGATGTGCGAGCCAGGAACAAAGCAGAATGTTCCCTGATAACGCTGAACCTCCTCAGGGAAATACCAGAACTTCCAGGCTGGAAAGAATGTATCCATATGCAGGTGCTTCTGAATATCGTTATCTCGTGGGTAATTATCCACGCGCTGTAGGAAGGTATTGGCTTTGATCTGACCTTCTAAGTCTGAGATACCAATGAACTCCACCACTGCATGATTGATCTTCTGGCGGATATCGCCCAGATCGAGCATAGTTTGCGGCTGCTTGTTCAGGCTTCCACGCTCACGCCTGAACGCATCCATTACAGACGAATGTTCTTGCTCGGTGAGAAATCCCTCTGTAATCTGGTATCCAGTTCCACTCTGTTTCGGGAAGAATGCATGAGCAGCCTCAGAACGCTGAACATGTTCCTCTGGTTTCTTCCATGGGAAGTTACGCAGATCCTTAACAGAACTTGACGCCCACATCAGATTATCTCCAAATTCTTACAGTATTCTACGGCTTCTTCAGCAAACGATAGATCGTCCTGATATGCAGTGTATGAGCCGTCGCAATACGATCTACCTGCCAGCATGATCTTTTTATGGGGGTTGATCAGAAGCATGCTCATAATGAATGCATTTGGTACACAGAACACAACACGTGCGTTGAACAGCTTTTTGTAGTCTTCGAATGCGCTGGAACTGCTACCAATCTGACACTTTGTCTCTTTCGAAACTGCCTTGACAAGATCCCTATCATCGCTGAATAGGACTGGCTCACCCATATCCTTGGCTCGATTGACCAGTCGAATGTAAGATTCGGCGGTTGCAACAGGTTTATCTTTGCCGCGCATATGGACTGCTACTGCTATCGGCGCATCTTTGAGGCTTCCCGTAGCAGGGAGATAAAGTTCTTTTCTTGGGACAAGGTATTCGCTTGCGACACGAGCGCGGGTTCTGAAAATCCTGGAAGCCACACCTTGGTTCCAATATGGACTCTTGCGCGTTCCTTCTCGTTCTTCGATTGGAATCTTAGAATCAAACACCTGTTCGATCTTCGCACTTGAATCATATGATACTCCACCTGTGTTCACAATAATCTTTGGATTCTCTTCGGGATAGACGCCAGCAAGCGCAGTGAATGCTTGCAGAATCTGTACACCCATCTTACCACGCACATTACACTCATACATTTTCCCACTCCACTACTACAGCTTTTCTAAAACATTGCGCTACTGCGGATGCTTTTTCTAGAGAATCATAAAGCATGACCTCTTCTTGTTGGCTGTATTTAACTTGCCAGACCCACTCATCGGGGTGCTCACCCAGCCAGACTTTTACTGCGTACATTAGAAAAACGACTCCAAAGTGCTGCCGTCACTCTTTTGAATGCCGACTTTATCTCGTAACCTAAGTTCGGCGAACCCAGTAGATTCTCGGATATACATGTCACACAAATCTGGGAACATACCAGCGATCTTTTCTATAGATTCCCTGACATATTCCTTTGTCCTGTATTCCTGTAGCCCACCGTCCTCTTTGTAATAATTGCTTTTGACAGTGTAATTGTCTAGTCTAACGACCACACCATGCTTGCGATACTGCCTCATGCTATACTCGTAATCTTCGCCGTGATTCGTTACGCGCATGAGATTCTCGTCGTGTTCAACCACCACACCGAACATCGATGCGATGATATAACACAGCTTTGTATATATTCTATCTTTCATGAAATAATGATTGGACGCAGCATAAATTCCGAACACATGAGAACCATGCTCCTGACATAGTGTGAATCCAGGAATGATGATCTCTTTTTCCAGATCATCGATGGCTTCTAGCTTGTTTTCGTTCTTCCGCTGCACCTCCTGAACATCATCATCGAACATCATAAGGTTCGTGCCTTCAGGATAATACTGCTCGATGAAGTTGCGTTGCGCACCGATAGTTGGTACGCCAACAATGATGTTCTGACCATATGGGTGGTCTTTGAGCGCATCTCTGTAAATGCCTTCTTCCTCTGTATTCGCAACAAACACAGACACAACAGACGGATCGATCTTGTGGTGTTCGAAAACCTTAAATGTTTTCTGCTGAATCGTCTTCGCTCTCTTGTACGAAGGGACAGCTATCTTATAATCGATCATACGTTCCTTGCCTTTCTGTATTCGTGCCACTCTGGTTCTTCCCACATGTTTGGAGATACACCATTCCATCGGTCACGCCAAAGTTTGTGTTCCTTGTTGCGAGAACGCTCCATCACATAATCGTGACGAGCATCTTCATATTCCTTAGTTCCGAGTTCGCTCATACCATCACGCATGTATGATACCAGTGAGATACGTTCCATATCCTCGATATCCATGCCATCTGGTGGAATGATTTCGGTATTCCCATGGATGATCTTCGCGTTATCCACCAGCAGTGCATCGCCTGGACGCAGATTGATTGCCACGCGGAACTCTGGAAGAACAAACAGACCACCCTCCCAACCGATGCCGTCTTTGGTAACAGTTGAGAGATTAGAGAAACCACCATCGAAATTAGCACCATCGCGGTGGGCTGTCGTACGATAATTCTTGTTCACCGTAATCGTAGAGAACGCAGTATCCTCAGCCACAATGAAACGCTTATCGATGGATTCAGCAACTGCCTTTTGCTTAGCATAACGACCAGGAACCAAATCAGCGAACATCTTGTTCAGCCGACGCATATATGGATAACATTTTTGGAATATCTCGAAGTTCTGCTCGGTGTAGTTTGTAGCACGACCAAACGGAATGCGAGGATAGCGATCATAGAATCCAGCGATACCGCTGTTGATTGATGCTGTGTATGCAGTTGTTGTGATATATGTACGCAGTTCGGCAACCTTCTCTGGGGACAGATCACGAAGTTGCCCCAGGAAGAAGTTCTTGTACTCGTACTCTGCAGTTTCGATTCTTGCCCGATGCCAAAGAACGCCACGCTTGTCGAAGTGATATTCTAGACTGCCATACTTTTCGACATATTCATCCATGATATTCTGAGGAGTCTTACCATCGACACGTGGCTTCTCAACAGAGCGCATGATTTCTTCTTGCCAAGGATAAACCCAATCGCGATTACCCTGCCTCTCGTACCCAATCGTGCCAGTGCTGGTGCCACGATTGTTAGATGCTGTAGCAGCACCAACCAGACCCTCATACGCACCAGCCATTTCTGCTTCGGTGAAGATGTTCTTGCGGAAACGGAACCCAAGATTGCCCTCGTTATTTTCCGAACCGAAGATAGTGGCTTCGGGTGGTCCATAGAAATCAGTGTCGGAGTCAATGACCAGATCGTAATGATCATCGGTCATGAACTCATTCAGCAGCTTCTCACAATCGGTTTTGATGTGACAGGTTATAACCTGTACATCACCGCTCTTATCGATGTCAAGCATTCAAATTCTCCAGGATCTGTGAGAATGTAATATGAAATATATTACTACCATTTATGCGTAAAGTAAAGTCATTTTGGGGGTACGCGAAAAAGAAATTAACTTCCGAATTCTTATCCGTTAGCCATTTCAGATATCTGGTTCTACCAAAATTGTCCATAACACTGGCGCGTGTTTCTGGTCCATAGTTCGCAGAACCTTCATAGAAGTTGCTCGTCGATTGCGCTTCTTCTGGCTGTAGAAAATCAAAACCTACACAGATGAGAGTCTTGGCTTCGCGACGAATGGCTTCAATCATGGCGTTCACCCCAGCATTACTGCGAGGGCGACCGCGATTGACTTCCGCTGGCTCGAATTGTTCGTCGGCTGACGGAATGATGACACGAGAGGATGGAAAATCGGATGACTCTATCTCGGTGATAATGCCAGGATCGATTGCGACAAGATAGTGCGGGAGAATATATCCCTTGGTCTTATAGTCGCGATACAGAGCATTACATCCATACACGACGCCTGTATCCTTGATCCGCTCTAAGTCGAATCCTCGCCGAGAAGTTCCGTTACCGACAATCCAAGCAATATCACTTGTAGTCGGTGATGTTGTCACGCTTCAATTCCTCGATTCTATTCTTAATAACATTGATTGCTGTAATGATGTGACCTGTATCCTCTGGCATCACTCTAGACTCTAGGACAGAAACTTCTTGTTCCAAGGACATAATGTGATTAAAAATTGCAGTATTCACTTGGTGTTTCTCCTGTAGTTTGATTATGGAAATTCCTCCATCTGAACTGTCATATTGGTAATCCATCACCATCCCTCTTCTGGAAAAACTTCCTTGAGTGCTTCTTTCTTAATCTTAAGATCTTTGTCCTTCATTCGAAGGAGAAGTCTAGCATCTCCAGGGTCTAGTGATTCCAGAAGTTGGATGAACATTGTTTCTCGCTTGGTACTCGAAAGTTGCAATCCCTGAGGGGTGTTGACGAAATAGTCTAACTTCTTAACCTCACCATACAACCGACCTTCCATATCGGTCGATTCTGCCAGTGGCTTGTATGGCGGCGCACCTTCGGGCAGCTTCCACTCGACCATTGGGTGAAAGGACAAGATAAGAATCTCTTTCAGAGAAGGATTGTTGTGCTTTCGAATAACCTCAGCCTGTTTCTTGGCTGTTTTTTCCTTTTCGATTTCTGCTACAATTTTGCTTAATGGTAGGCTCGGCATTTATTTCTCCTTAGAATTCTTGTGCGTGTTCGATTAGTTTGCGGAGTCTCTTGTCCATGAAGTATGGAAGGATCATAGATCTTGGATTGGCTTCGCGATTGTATTGATCCAAGACCTGTGCAGAAATCTCTTCAGGAATCTGCGACAGGTCAACGAGTGACTTGTTGCGCATATATCCGCGAAGCATTTCTTCATTGCAGAACTGCTCTGGTTCCATAGCAGCCCACTGCTCAAGTTTCTTGCGTGAGATGGGTCGCTGACGCTTTCCCTCAACAAAGGTGTCGTCGGCAGATAGGAAGTTGGGGACTCCATCGCTACGATCACCCATCATGATATGCTCACGCAAGAATCTCTCTGGGTTATTCACCCGAACGTCCTTCTTCATAATAGGATTGTAGATATCCACATTCCAGTATTTCTGAAGTTGAACGAAATCTTTGTCGCCCGATACGATCAGGATTGGAAAATCATCTTCTTCTTTCTGATATTTCCCGAACTCATGGCAAATGGTTGCGATAACATCATCGGCTTCCGCATGCGGAACCTGAATGACCTTGTACGGCATGTGCTCGCGGAGTTCGTCGCGGATTGTATTGAGGGATGTAAAGACTGCGTTCCAGTCGATGGGAGACTGTTCGCGGTCTTTCTTTCGTGACGCTTTGTATTGGGGAAACATCTGCTTTCGCCAGTAGTTCTTGTCGTCACAGCAGATCACAAGTTCACCATACTTTTGGGAGAACTTGTTTCTATAGAGTTTCAGGCTCGACAATACCATATGGCGCACCAAGTCTTCACTCAGTTCGCCAGATGCATTTTTGAGTTGCATCATCAGATTTGATATCATCACCTGGTTCAAATCAACCAGAATCATTTTGTATTCTCACTCAGAGAGTTATCCATAACACTATTATATATCGATCATGATGGCACAGTAAAGGGATTATTCCTCATTTTTTTCTGTGCTTTTGTTAATAGCTTCGATCGCTGCAATCATTTCATCCATGGCTGATTGCAGGGGATGGGATATATCGAATGTCTTGAAAACGGAAGCGCGGAGACACTCCATAGACAAGGCGAAGTATTTGTCGAACCCATCCTTCTCAATATCAATCCCCTCGAGGGATAGTTCTACGATCAGCCGATTGGCTTCGTGGTCCACCAGCTGGGAGAGTATGCTCCTCCGCGTATCATCGATGCTTTTCTTGTTACCAGAGAGATGATCCACGTTTTCGCGTACGATCCGACTCTTGGGAAACTCTAGAACTGTGTTCGCAGTTTTCTTCATCGAATCACACGGAGCAGGATGCTGATTTCGCTGAGGCGACCATTACAATCTGCTTCCTTTGTTGTCAGCTTGTCGAACCGCTTGATGATAGCCTTCGGACCACCACCAAGGATGTCCTTCAGAGTTTCCTCTGGCTTGCGCAGCTTCTTCTGCTTCGACTGATTTTCGTCGAAGTTCTTGATGGTCGTGCCTTTGAATGTCAGACCACCACGATCGAGCGCAACGTAATGCTGAAGAACCTTGTATTTGGTGTTGAACACCCAAAGTTCCCCTGCACCGATTGCCTTCGAAGGATCGACGCTGGCAATCTTCAACGCAGCGTCTTCCTTCTGAAAACGTACATTCTTGATGATCTGAGCAGCAGACCGTTCTTTCGGCTTGCGGGGAGCGCGAACCTTGCGCTGGTTGCTGCTGAATCGATCGGCATCTTCGACAATACCTCGAATGAAATCCAGATAGAGCTTCTTCTCTTTCTTAGACATGAACGAATACCCTTCGTTCAGATCCTCATCTCCCCCAGCAACGAGTTCTTCGGCTTCGGCAAGCAGGGTGCGATAATGCTCGGCGATCTTGCCAGCAATCATCGGCTTCACCTGCTTCTTCTGAAGCCAGTCGTACATGTTGAACTCGAACTTGCATTCATGTTCGAAGAAACCGTCGACGAACGATTCGACCTCAGCAATATGCTCGCCAGCGATTTCGCGGACGCGGTCCTGAATGCTGACGACGACCTTGTTGGTTTCTTTCTTGGCTTCCTGCTTCTTTTCGGCAAGGCGGTCTTTGCCCATAGAAACTAGACTCTTGAGAAACGCATCGAACCAGATCTTGCGTTCGCCAGAAATCTTCAGACCATTGACCTGCATGCGGCAGAGCGCAGAGAACGCAGGTCCGACGCGCCAATCCTCGACCGCGTTGATTGCAGAGATCTCTGTTTTGGGCAGCTTGAACTGTTTGGCATACTGTGCAAAATACTTCATCCGACCCTTGCGATCGGTGAAATAGTTGTACCATGTGTAGGAAGTGGTGATCTTAGATTCCAGATCTTCCTTTGACAGTTCGTCTTGATTTTCCCAAGTGGGCTCTGTGCCCATGAACTTTTCGTCTGCAGACTTAGCAGTGCGGGGTTTATTGCGAGGCTTGCGAGCCATATGTATCTCCTATCCAGTATGAGAATATTCTACCTCATACGGAGATAATAGTAAAGGGAAAAAAAGCAAGGGATTACAGTCGGTTAGCCTCACTCTTTTGTTCCTCGATCATATCGGCATGATCCCTGACGCCCCTGACCCAGCCAGCTGCATAGGAACAGCCAGCACACACAGCAACAAAAAGAACGTGGATAACAAGCAGTGTTGTACTCATTTCTCTAATCCTTTCAGGAACCCATACCATTGATTGGCTCGAAGGTTCCAGTTGTAGAAGTTATCGGTGTACTGTTTCTGAAACGCGAGTTTATTCTTGACTCCCTGATCTTGTTGGATGTTAATAGCAGTATTTAATACGTTTGCAAACAGGTTTGCATGGCGATTAAC